GTTTGTGAACCGATGTTACCCGAATCAATAATTGTTCTCCAAGCCTGTGAAGTGTTTATGGCTGTTGCTGAAAAACTTCTATAATATAAATTTCCATTAGAACTAAATCCTAATTGACTATAATAGCTATCAGGGTGTCTATTAACAGTTATAATACAGTTTGAATTATCCGTAACAGGGAATATACCACTTGTTGCTGTATTTAATGCGTATGAATAACCAATTGTACCATTACCATATTGAGTTGTTAACCCTCCCGATGCTGATAATAATGGGGAAGTCGCAGATGCGCCATCAATGCTCACACCAGTCAATGTTTGTGATGCACTCGCTCTACCTAATGATATTGATGTTGTACCAACATTAAATGACGAATTGGCTAAATTTGCGTTTGCAATTGCTGTTCCATTCCATACACCCGATGTAATTGTACCAACCGTAGCTAAATTAGCTAACGATGTTAAACTTGTATTTGAACTCGCAGTTATATTAGCTGCGGTCCCACTTGTATTTTGGTTAAAGGTTGGAACTGAAGCGGTTACTGTTGAACTATCGGCTAATGTAATTGTAACCGTTGAACTTGTGAAACCTAAAGAAGAAATTCTTTTATTAAAAGCTGTGTTCCAATTTGATGCTGAACTAATATATGTGTCACCAATTGCAGTACCATTCCACACACCAGTTGTAACTGTACCCATATAAACCGTACCATCACCATATACTCTTAATAAGTTATCCGCACCCCAATGACCAAGACTTACGTAGTTACTATTTGATGACAAACTAGACCAGTTATAACCTAGGTAACCGGAGTTTTTTGTGCTGCCAGCTTGTCCAAGAACCAAAATGGCTGTTTGACCCGCTGTCATGTTAGCTGAGAAATTCTCTTGTGTGTGTATAAAAGAAGCCGCGGTAGATGTGTTGATTTTTAAAGTTGCCGAACCAGCTATACCTGTTGAACCTATAATTAATTGTCCAGTCATAGTATCACCAGCCTTTTGTACAAAGGTTGATGTTAATTGTGCTGAACCTGAAACAGTACCAGAAGGTAATAAAGATATAACTTGTGCTGATCCACTAACAACACCTGAAGGTAGTTGTGCTGAACCTGACCATATACCTGTACCAGATAGAACTTGTGAACTACCAGAAACTAAACCAGCTGGTATATTAGCAATACTTAAAAAAGCAATTTGTGATGAACCAGAAACTAATGCCGGTTTATCAGTAATTCCATTAAATGAAATTTGTGCAGAACCTGACACAACAGATATTCCATTAAAGAATGACCCCGAATGAATTGTTGTTCCAGCTAATACTTGTGATGATCCAGACACAACACCTGATGGTAGTTGAGCCGATCCTGACCATATACCTGTGCCAGATAAAACTTGTGATGAGCCCGATACTGTACCAGAAGGTAATGAAGATATGACTTGTGCAGATCCTGAAATAAGACCAGATGGTAATTGTAGTGAACTAGAAAATATTCCTGTTCCGGATAATACTTGTGAAGAACCAGATATCACACCATCGGTGTTCATCTTTGATTTAACCCCACCAGCAAAATGTACAGAACCAGTATCTAATGTTAATGTTCTTGTTGCTGCAATTGTACCACCACCACTTAAACCACTACCAGCAGATATTAAAACGGCTGTGTGATCGACGTGTTGGTTTGCATCATAGTTAGTTGTAGTGTTATGATTTACTTGAACTGATCCACTAATAACACCATCACTATTTAATTTATTTTTAATAGTTGTATTAATAGAAGATGTAAATGAATTCAGTGAACCGGTGCTTGTTTCAATATTATTGATTCTAGTTACCTGTGTATTAAATTCTGTTTCTCTTACTAATCTTTGTTCTGATCCCAATTGACCAGCAATCCAGTAATCATTTGTTGCATCCCATAATAGTGAACCAGAAAGTTGGCTTACTCCCGTAGTATCTTTAACTCTTAGACCAGCATTAGATGCCCCGGCTCCATTAAGATTAATTAAATTGTTATCAACATCTAATGTTGATGTATTAACGTTTGTTGTTGTTCCTTTAACCAATAAGTTACCTCTAACAGTTAAGTTAGAACCGGTTAATTCTACTGCAGCTAATAATGATGATGTGAAACCATTTAAACTGCCGGTAGATGTCTCTATTGCTGTTATATTGGGACTTGTTATATTTCCAGTAACTTTTAATGTTCCAGTTACTTCTGTATTTGAATTTATAGAAACCTTTGTACCTGTATCTGTGATATTACTATCACCAACGTGCTCATCTATTGTTGATTTAACTAATCTATTATTTGTTAAATGAATTTCATTACCTAAATCATCATATGTTTCCGGCCCCATTATTAATAATGCTGACGTTACTGATGACTGATTTTGGTGTGTAAATATCCATTCGTTTTCGGTTGCATCAAATAACAGTGATCCTGAAACTTGTGGTGATGAACCGCTATCGATAACAGCAAGACCACCAAATCTTAACGTTGGGTTTGATGTGTTAACAGTTATAATGTTGTCACCTATATTCAGTACCGAAGAACTTATGTGTTGTATTGAAGATGAGCCACCAACAATTAAATCTTGTGAAATATATAAAGATCCGGTAATTGTTTGATTACCTATGTACACATTTGATCCAGTGGTAGCATAGCTACCAGTTTTACCCTCAATAGAATTTAATCTGTTAGTTTGATTTAACGTTGTTGTTGCAACGGATGAAGATAAACTTCCAATACTTGAACTTAAACCAGATGTGGTTGTTGCAACACTTGAACTTAAAGAACTTATTGATAATGTTAACCCAGATGTTGTTGTTGCAACTGATGAACTTAATCCATTTGTTGTTGTGGCAACAGAAGAACTTAAACCATTAATTGCTGTACCAACACTAGAACTTAATGCCCCAATACTTGTTGATACACTAGAACTAAATGTTGAATATCCTGTTGTTCCTGTAATTAAAACTTGTACACTACCAGATATTACTGATTCTGTATTAAGTTTATTTTTAATTGTTGTGTTAATAGAAGACGTGAATGAATTCAACGAACCCGTTGATGTTTCGATACTTGTCAATCTACCATTTTGTGTATCATTAGTAGAACTAAATGATGATGATAAACTTTCTATGTTTGAAGTAATTCCCGATGTTGTAGTAGCAACGCTAGAACTTAACGCACCAATACTTGTAGACACACTAGAACTAAATGTTGAATATCCAGTTGTACCCGTAATTGAAATTTGAGAACTTCCGGATACTACAGCTTCTGTATTAAGTCTATTTTTAATGGTTGTGTTTATTGAACCAGTAAATGTATTTAAACTACTTGTTGATGTCTCAATGCTAGTTAATCTATTGTTTTGCGTATCATTAGTAGAACTAAATGATGATGATAAACTACCTATACTTGAACTTAAGCCAGATGTTGTTGTGGCAAGTGATGAACTTAAACTATCAACTGATGTACTAATACTAGAACTTAACGCAGCAATACTTGTGGATATGCTTGAACTGAATGTTGAGTATCCTGTGGTACCTGTGATTAGAACCTGAATACTACCAGATATTACAGACTCGGTGTTAAGTTTATTTTTAATCGTTGTACCAATTGAACTGGTAAATGTATTTAAACTACTTGTTGCAGATTCAATACTACCTAATCTACTATTTTGTGTATCGTTTGTAGAACTAAATGAAGAGGATAAATTACCAATACTTGAACTTAAACCAGATGTTGTTGTGGCAACTGACGAACTTAAAGATGTTATTGATGAACTAAGACCTGACGTCACACCCTCAACAGATGAACTTAGAGAATTTATACTTGAACTTAAACCAGATGTTGTTGTGCTAACACTAGAACTTAATTCACCTATACTTGAAGAGACTGATGAACTAAATGTTGAATATCCTGTGGTTCCTGTTATTAAAACCTGAATTGATCCAGAGATAACATTTTCTTCATTCATCTCATTCTTAATTCTGGTGTCTATTGAATTGGTAAATGTATTATATGATGATGTGGAATTTTCAATAGCAAATAGTCTACCATCGTTTGATGATGTATATGCCTGAAAAGTTGTTTCATCTAATTTACCGGTACCAATTGCTTGACCATTTAATGTAATAGAACCAGTTATGTTAACTGAGCCGGTAACGTTATGTGATCCACTAACATCAACAGATCCGGTTACTACTAACGACCCACTAGTTCTTTGAATATTTGTAAAGTTATTTGACCCAGTTGTGGCAAATGCTGTTGTATCTACATTAATGAGACCAATATTAGATTGACCATGTAGAAAATCTGAATATACAGAAATAGCATTACCCATACCGATATGATGGTCACACCAATAATACAGCGTTGCAGCGGTGGCATCGGTAACATCAACCTCAACATAAAAGGGGTCGAGATTGGTTGTTATTCCTGTGGTATATGTTGTACCTCCATTGTGTTCCCCGTCGCTAGTTAAAGAGAAAAGTAATGGGTGAGTGTTGTTATTATTAAAATAAAATCTATATTTGAATCCTTTAATGAAGGATAACCTTGGGTTCTTAACTCCGTTGATATAATATTTCCCACCACCATCTGTTAGGGTCATATCAACAATGTTGCTACTACCCAAATTTACTTTATTAAGTTTTAACGCCCCAGTAATTTCAGTATTTGAGTTAACTCTTAAACCGTTTGCAGAAGATATAGATGCAGTAGCACTTCCGTCTGCAATTCTTGTTAAATTAAGACCCGTAACCCCACTAGCAGGGATGTTATATAATCCAGATCCATTACCACTAAAAGATCCAGTAAAAGCCCCAGTGGTGTAAGATGATGTAAACGCACCAAAACTAGATGTCAGGGTGTAATTTGCCGCGTGTGATGCAGAAACAGCATTTTGTGATGTACCAGAAATTGTGGCAAATAATGTGCCTAGGACTGTTAAATCACCAGAAATTTCCCCTGAACCAGATACTGATAGGGAGCCCGATATGTGAGGATCAAATATATTCATCTAAATATTGTATTATTTACTTAGATAAATACTTTATTTATGGGTTATTCTCCCGCTTTAATAAAGACATATTGGATATATTCCCCTTTTTTTAATTTATGGGGTATATTGGCGAGTTAAATCAACTTGTTTTCTTGTTTTTCAATAAAATTATGTAAATTATGAAACACAAAAGGGTTAACAGCGATTTTATTAAACTCCGTTAAGAAAAACAAATGTTCTGGGTGGTTTTTATCTGCAACATCCAAAAATTTAAAACGTTCATCAGAAAAAGTCCCCCAGTTTGTTAACCTACCATAAAATACTTTAGTTTTTTCACCAAAAATTGAATAAATTATATTAAAAAAATCACTCATTTCAATATAGTTTGATTGCTGAACAACAAATGAGCATTTTACTGTTTTTATTGATTTGATTGTTGATATAAACCTTAAGTTTTTTAAAAGATTATCCCAATTTCCTCCTAACCTTGTTACATTTTCATAAGTGTTTTGTGTGGCAGCGTCAATACTAATCTCGCAACTACTCACATACTTATGTATGTTAGGCATACTATCCCACATTTCTTTATCCCACAAACTGGCGTTCGTATGTAAATGTATGGATTTTAATTTGGGGTATTTTTTAGGGTTGAAGTTTTTAAGAAAATTTCTATAAGAAACTGAAGCAAAAGGATCTGCAGTTCCCGAACAATAGATTGTTTCAATTGAATTGGAGTATGCGTCTTCAATCTCATCAATCGTTAGATTTACTGTTTTTATCTTTTCACTATTCGCAACAATCATGTCTACCCTACATGATGGGCACTTGTAATTACAGGTTCTATCAAAAGACATTTGAATTATTGATGGGCCATTATTAAATTTATCTTCCCCAGTAGCAATATAGTCTTTTATTTTGTCTGATACTTGACTAATATGTTTAACAGGACCAACTTGTGTTCTATTAAATGACAATAGTTCACTTAAATAAGGACAAAGAGTTTTATCACAAAATCTATATGAACCATCCGTCACTGATTTTCTGATCTCCTTTGCCTCTTCAGATTTCCAAAGATCTTTAATCACCCCGTTTTTGGGTAGTGGTTTTGTTAGCCAACTTGCACAACACATAAACGCACTGTTATCATGTATTTCTAACGCGTTAAATGGTACTGAACATATATAATCTTTAAGATTTACCATTATAATAGTTTATTTGTTTTTTCATCTAACCTTACTTTTTTATATGGCGAATTAACCCATGTATCAACACACTTTTGATTATAGGATAACTCTAAATAAGTTAAAAGATTAGTTATTGTTTCCATATCTTTATCTACAAAAATTTTTTCATAAGTGTAATATGGGTATCCTTTACCAGAAATTTCTTTTAAAAAAATAGAATCTAATTCAAGGTGGTTGGTTAAATTTATTAATTCATTTTCATCTATAATTGATAAATCATAATATTTTTGTTTATGCCAATGTGGTGTTATGGTTTTATCTTTAGATATTTTTAAATGATATGCTAGGCTTTCAGATTGAAGTCTTTTGTTTACCCTCTCTAGAACAATAACCTTATCAAAGAATGTGTAGAACCAATCCCAATAATCGTTTACATCTTTAAAAGACTCATAAGGAAAGTTATCCCTATCTATAAACGTCTTAAGAAGTATGTTTTCTTTATTTACAATATCGTCAATTTTTTTAATTTTATTATTTTTATCCACATTTCTATAATTAAATGGCTCAAAAAATAATGAATATTTTTTACCCTGAGATAATAAACAGCAATTAATTAAATTGGTTAATGATGTTGATCCACTCCTACCATTACAAACAATAGCAATTCTCATAATAATGTTTTATTATTTTTTAATTTTGGATAATCAAAATCACTTTCGGTCATCCATATGTTTAAAGCATATCTAACACCATTTGTAACAGGTAGTACCCCATGATATGTTTTAGACCCGTTGAATGAAATACTATCCCCCAATTTTAAATCAAATGTTGACATTCCATTTAGATTTTCAAAATTAATTGATGGATTAGTATCTTCGGATAGCACAAACTGACCTCCGTTAAAACCATCAGATAAAACTATCACTGTTGTTAATTCACTTGACTTATCTTTATGAAGATTAAGATATCTACCATCATAATATGACGTTAAGCTAATATTAAAATTCTTTAAATTAAATGTTGAATAATCAAACCATAATGCAAAATCACCGCTTTCATAATTAGTAGTTAATAGGTTGATTATTTTACTCTTAAATTTTAAATCATATATTCTTCTACAATCCCATTTCTCCGTTGGGGTATATGAAAATGGTTCGCCAGTTTCAAGACAAAAATTAATTATATCTCTAGCGGTTTCTTTATTACAAAAATTATTATTTATGTTATAATTCATATTAAATATGAATTTTTAATTTTGATATCATTTAATAAATTATTCTCCATTATAAATTTATATAACTCATTAGCTATTAATTCATATCCTTTGTTATTTGGGTGCTTACCCTCGGTGTCTTCTGTCCAGTATTCTCCATTTTCCCAGACATCCTTTCTATTTGTGCTAGTTAATAAATTAACCATAGTTTTATTCCTAAAACCCCAATATCTATGTTGATTAATTAAATTTGTTTTATTAACATTTTCATCAATATCCTTATTAATCATATTATCAAACCCATCACAAAAAAGATACCTAATACCCAACTCTTTAAACATAAATTGAAGATGTAAAATGTAATTTTGATTAACAATATCATAATACATATCATTATATAAGTTATTAATATAGAAGTCTCTAAAATTCTTTTCCGCTCTATTATAATTCACTTTACCGCCTTTAATACCATCAAAAATATATTTAAATAAATGTTGTTTTGTTTTATACCTCTCACCCCATATATTAAAATTGTTTTCGTTTGGGAAAAATGGTAAGTCATCTCTCAATGATGAGCTCCACATTATAACAACAAAATCATCTTGTGTGATGATTTCGTTTTTTAATTGATAAGAAACAGTGTTAAATATTAAATTGTTTGAAAAGGCACCAACACCGTAGTTATTAACGTTACATTTAAGTAATTCTGACAAATGTTTGGGCCAACAATATTTTTGCCTTATTGCCGTTCTTTCTTCTGGTATATTAGTAGTTAGTTCCTCATTTAAATTACCGCCAACACCCTCTGTCCAACTATCACCAAATGTAAATAACCTCATAATTCATGGAATTATGATAAGTGCTTTAACTTTATTGCATCAACAACAGCTTGAAATGCGTTTGAAACTTTAGTTTTCAATGCTTGATTAATTGGGGAAACATTAGTTTTTATTGTTTGTGCAGGTCTCTCTACTCTTTTTTTGATTGCCATAATTTTTAAATTTTATTTGTTTTATATTTTTTCAAATCCACCTTGACATGATGTACAGTAAAATGAACGACAGTAAAAACCACAGTAATTCCATGGGCACCAACATGAGTTATGCATCACACTAAATAAACCATCACCTATATCAACTAAGAATAAATCTGATGGCTCAAAATCCAAATCATAAATTGTTTTAACTGCGTACTCCATTTCTAAACCAGTAATAGCAACAGTAGTTAATTGATTGGTTTGTGGGTCTAGTACAACTAGTTTATCACCAACAAACATTTTATTAACCTTCTCAAATCTAGTTTCTGTTGATCCGGATTCTTCAATATAATACTTACAGCTTGGTGAATCAGACCATGTTAATCCGTTAGCTAAAGTAATTCTGATAAAAATTGTGTCAACATTAGCCGATTGTTTACCTATTAGTTCGGATTGAACAACCTCTAACGTCTCATTACTTTTTTGTACAGTTCCATCCCATCCAAAAACTTCAAGAATTTCCTCTTCAAAATTACCTGCGTTATTCCCATTATTATCCTGAAAATTAATAGATTTAATATAGCTATTTAATTGTATTGTATCAACATCCTGTAATGTACCATCATAGTTTAAAATCATGGTGTCATCATCAACGTGATAATCTATTGCTGCAAAGTTACCAAGAGGTTTTGTTATGTATTTGTATCTTGTTTTTTGATTAAGTTTGGTCGTTCCACTAACAAACTCGTTTTCACTAAATGTTAAAGGAATTATAGCACTTTGTCTATAACCACCCATATTAACAACATCCAAAGACGGGCCATAGATTATGTCGATACTTCTAATGATCGAATACAACCCACCATCAACATTAGCGTCATCATATATAAATTCTTGTAATAATGCCGTTTCAGAAACATTTTGTTTTACTGTTTCGAAATCAGTTTGGTTGGATACAACGTGTAATTCAGGGTAATCCATCCCATCATATTCTGGACTTCTTGGTTTAATGATTAAATTAGGGTGATCCAAGCTAGTGTAATCTGCAGAATGTAGCTCATTAACCGCCAATATACCAGAGCTAAAATAGGTATTCGGAGTATATGTTGAACCACTCATTAGATTAAAAAATTCAAATTTATCCGCACAATAAGTCTCATCAACTAGAGCTGTGGTGTCAAACGCCTGTCTTAAAATAAATTTATTTGTTGCGTCCTCAATATATGGTACTGTCACTGAATTCTTTGGAACAACATAAGGATGATAAGTAATCCCCAACTCTAAACACTTTTCCTTTAAAATCTCTTCAAATCTAAACTCACTTGGTAAAGGTGCGTGTGAGCTACTTTCGGTATATATAAAATGTAATTCGTTAATGTTATTTGTTGTCAAAACGGAGAAAAACGAGTCATAATCTAACATATCTGCCCCATCATTATATATGGTTGTGTTAGTATTAATCTCCAAAATCTTGACAGAGTCATCCTTTTCTAGTAAATCGGTACCTATAATAGTTCCTTTCATAATATTCAGTTTCTTTTAATATAAATATTTATCTTTTCTTTTTAAATACTTCCCAGGTATTATATTAGGGTCATCTTTTCCTTAGGTAGATCATAAAAATCATATA